AAGCGCCCTTCTTGGTGTACGGGTGGATCGAGGACGAAGACATACAGGCCGTGGCCTGTTTAGCCTTTGCTGAGTTCCTGCCCGAAACCGAAGCGGACCTGATCACCATCGCTAACGATACGATAGCCGGCGACATCATTGTTCCCTACTCGCTGTGGTCCTATAAACAAGGTGCGGGTAGTAAACTGATTCAAGCTCTGCTTGAATTGGCATCCAAGACCCACGAACCACGGGTCATAACTATGTCACCAAAAACCACGATGGCAGAAAAATTCCACACGAAAAACGGCGCAGTGATTCTTTCAGTTAACGAAGAATCGGTAAATTATGCGTACCCATTATAAGAGCAGTTCCATGATGACGAAGATCGACGTTCCAACGCTAAAGGAAAAAGATAAACTCCGCGAGCAAATTAAAAAGCAGACAGAAGAGTTTCTCGCTAAGGGCGGAACGATAACCAAAATCGCTGAAGGTGAGAGTGCTCACAAAGGCGACACCACTCATCTATTAAGACCAGAGGGATCAATTTATGGGAAAGGGTAGCAATCAACGCCCACTTAGCGTGAGCAAAGAAAAGTTCGACGAGAATTTTGACCGAATATTCGGGAATAAAAAACAAACCGTCACGGTTAGTGTATCGGGGACCACGGGCCAAGGCCCCACCTTAACCGTGAAAGATTTATCCGTAACCGTTTCGCCTAAGTAATCATGTCGATTATTTTTAGTGAGTTTAAAGACGCGCTCGAAGAGGCCAAGTGGTGCGCCGATAACGAGCGCGTGCGTCAATTTATTTTTCTGCTGAAAGACGGCAGATACAAGGTGACTCCAAAGTACAACAGCATGCGACCAAAGCAGGCCGTCGCGGAAGTTGGTATCACTCCGAAACGATACAGCAAGAAGGGAGAATAGAATGACAGACAACGTGAACAGGCCTAAGCATTATCAACTGCATGAGGGTTACGAGGTTTACGATTTGCGCCAAGACCTCGCACGAAACTCCGAAGCATTGGGCGTGCCGAACAATTTGTTTTCTGACTGGGACAGGGCCACTGAATACTTGATCAGGATGTGGGGAAAGAACGGTGTAGAGGACGCAAAGAAAGCGCGGTGGTACTTAAACAAGCTCATTGAAAAGCTTGAAGCAAAAGGAGTAAGCGAAGGTGTATGAATATAACTGCACGATTGTCCGTGTTGTCGATGGAGATACTGTTTATGTTGATATTGATCTTGGGTTTAATCACTGGATTCATGGTGAGCTTATTCGTCTTCATGGTGTGGATACTCCCGAGTGCCGCTCGAGAAGCGCTGTTGAAAAAAAGGCGGGGCTACTTGCCAAAGGATTCGTGATGCAGATGCTGCACGAAGGCTGCACGTACAAGCTCACAACGAAAGAGAAAGGGAAGTTTGGCCGGTACCTTGGCACGATCAAGATCGACGGCGAGCTCACGATTAATGCAGCGCTGATCACAGAACACCTCGCGGTTCCGTACAGCGGACAGAACAAAAAAGAAATCGAAGCTGCACATAAAGCCAACTATAAAATCCTGAAAGAAAGGGGACTGCTATGACGAACGATGAATACAAAATCTTACTCACCACAGTCTCGGCCGTTGCCCTGCACGCGCTGATTGCTAAATGGAACAGGCCGACGCCACAACTGGTGAGGGAGGCGGTGGTGGTTGCTGAGCAACTGCTCGAAGAAATCGACCTCCTTGATGTCGAGAATGACTGATGTTCACCTCGGCGATGTTATGTCTCGCTACCGCGATCTACTTCGAGGCACGAAATCAAGACCTCGAGGGTCAGCTCGCCGTGGCTCAGGTGGTCCTAGAGCGAGTCTCAGACCCACGCTTCCCTGATACTGTCTGTGGGGTGGTAACAGCCGGGGGCGAGATCAGGCACCGCTGCGCCTTTTCCTTCTACTGTGACGGCCTGTCCGACACACCTACCGATAAGATGGCCTTCCTAGCAGCCAAATTCGTCGCCTCAGGGGCCATGGTTGGCTTTCTGAAGGACGTTACGGGCCACGCAACCCATTACCATGCCTTTTACGTGAAGCCCGACTGGGCGCGTTTTATGCGGCCTACGGCCGTCATTGGGGACCACATATTCTACCGGGATATACCAAGCGACGAGGACCACGGGCCATGGGATACTTGGGAGTAAAAATAAATAGAAAAAAGTAGTTCCCAGGTATTGTTTTGTTCCCTGGATGTGCTACTATTCGTTTGTAGGTTAATTAATTCATACAGGAGAAAGCGACATGCCAAAGAAACATCAAGACAACTACCAGCTGATCACTGACACCATTATCAGCCTGATCGAAACCCACGGCGCCAACTGGACCAAGCCATGGTCTGGCAACGGCGGCTCATCCTCTCGTCCTATCAGCGTCAGCAGTGGCAAGCCGTACCGCGGCTGCAACCCCCTGCTTCTTTGGGCAGCGGGCTTCAGTGACGACCGCTGGGGCACTTACCAAGCATGGCAGGACAAAGGCTGTCAGGTCCGCGCTGGTGAGAAAGGTACTAAAATCACCTTTTTCAAGGCCCTTGACATCAAGGACAAAGAGACTGGCGCCGATGTGACTATTCCCTTCCTGCGCCTGATCTCGGTCTTCAATGCCGAGCAGGTGGAAGGCCTCGAGCCCCGGCAGGTCCCAGAGGCTCCTGAGAGCCCCGCTGAGGCCGACGAGAGAGTCAAGGCTGCCCTCGACTTTGCTTTCGCCACAGGCGCCGATATACGCATCACAGCCGGCTCTGACCGCGCGTTCTACAAGCCGACAGCTGACTACATCGTCGTCCCGGCGATCACGGACTTCGTCGGCACGGCCACCAGCTCAGCACAGGAAGCCTACGCTAGCACCCTGCTGCACGAGCTCGGTCATTGGACTGGCCATCGCACTCGCCTCAATCGTCAGCTGGCTAACTCGTTTGGTTCCGAGGACTATGCCAAGGAAGAGCTGGTAGCCGAGCTGGCCGCGACCTTCCTGTGCAGCGACCTCGAGATTTCCGCCGAGCCCCGCCCTGACCATGCCCAGTACCTTGCGTCATGGCTCAAGGCCCTGAAGAATGACAAGCGCCTGATCGTCCGGGCGTCCAGCCAAGCCCATAAAGCCGTGGATTTTCTCCACGGCCTGCAGGCAAAGCAAGAACAGGAGAGCGCCGCGGAAGCGGCGTGATCCACCTTTTTTCTAATGTGTAGAAAAAAGTGGTTTAAAGTAGTTGACGGCGCCCCCTGACTTCGATTAAGCTACAGTTGTTGTCGGGGGTGGGCCCCGGCCGTATACAGGAGAAAGCAGCATGACTAATTTTGACGCAGTAGGAATAGCCGAGGGCTTCATCGAGGCCGACGAGGAACAGCAGATCGAGGCATGGCAGTATTTGCATGACACGGGACTGGCCTACCAGCTGCAGGGATGGTTCGGCCGGACCGCACAGGACTTGATTGCACAGGGTATTATAAGCGAGTAGAAAAAAGTAGTTTCAAGGTATTGTATTGTTCCCTTGTTATGTTATGATTCGTTTGTAAGTTATTTAATTCATACAGGAGACAGATCATGATTGACTTTAGCGACCTCGAAGACGACTTTGACGCCATCCCTACCACCAGCTCTACTGGCCTCTACGCCAAGACTGAGCAGTATCCCTGCGGCCACTGTGGTGGAACCGGTAAGTATCAGGGCGTTCGCGTCCATCAGGAACGCTCTGACTGCTTCAGCTGCAGGGGTCGCGGTTACTTCCTGACCTCCGAGGCTGACCGCCGCAAGGCCAAGCTGACTCGTCAGGCCAAGGCCGACGCTGACCGCGCTAAAAAGCGCGAGGCCGGCATCGAGCAGTTGACCGCTGCTCTGGGTGAGCAGGGCTACCAGTGGCTGGCCAACGCAGGCAACTGGTCACAGTTCTACGGCGGCTTGCACAGCAAAGCGCTGCAGTATGGCTCGCTGTCTGACAAACAGTTGGCCTGTGCAGTGAGCGGCTGGGCAAAGCAGCAGGCTCGTGATGCAGAGCGCGCTGCAGCTAAAGCTGCTCGGGAAGCCGACGCCCCGGTGATCGACCTGACCCGCATCCGCGAGCTGTTCGACGCGGCCCTCGAAAGCGGACTGGCAAAGCCTGCACTGGTCATCAACGGCCTGCGCCTGTCTCTGGCCCCTGCCAACGGCAAAAACGCCGGCAGCCTCTACGTCAAGGACAGCGGCGAGTACGCCGGCAAGATCAACGTCTACGGCAAGTTCTTCGCCATCCGCGAGGCCCGCGCTGAGATCGCTCAGGAGCTGCAGGCACTGGCCGCGGACCCTCTGGCGGCGCTCACGGCCCACGGCCACCAGACTGGCCAGTGCAGTTGCTGCGGCAGGCTGCTCACTAACGGGGAGTCCGTCCGCCTCGGCATCGGCCCAATCTGCAGGGGTAGGTGGGGCCTGTAAGGGCCTCACCGAAACCGGTCAGCGATACCTCTTCTTCGAAAGATAAGGCGCCCAAAGTGGCGCCTTTTTTCGTTAGTAGGGGCGGTTTTTACTACATTACGTTGCATTACGTTACCGGAAACTACACCTGTTTTTTGCCCTTACACCGAATTTTGACGTAATGAGGCGTAATGGCAACGGGGTGAATGCCTGAAAGGCCCGTGGGACGCGGCTTTCGGGCGTTTTTGCATGAAAATAGGGGTGAAGGTATTACGTCTAGATTTTCGTTGCTGTAGGGGCCTATATGGCGCTGGAGGCCTTATTCTATGCGGGTTCGAG